GAAGGTCGACTTTCTCGCGCGAATCTCGTAGAAAAACTTGCATTCAATGAGGCCCCATGCCAGCACGCAAGCGCAAGCCCGAGGTAATCGGCGACCCGGTGGAGTTCTGGCTCGCCCAACATGAGCAGGCGCGCGTCGATGCCGACCGGGCCCGCAAGACGGCGCCCTCCGTCGTCCCCCAGCACATCAAGCTCGCCCGAGAGGCGTGGCGCGAGTACAAGTCGGCCATCGCCGCCGCCGAGATGCCCGCCCCCGCTGCCGGCGCCGACCCTGCGACCCCACCCAAGCCCCCCGCCGAAGGCTCCCTCGAAGCCGAGCTCGCCAAGGTCCAGCGCCTCCAGCGCGCAGCCGAGGCCGCCGGCAGCTACGTCGCCGCGCAGAAGCTCCTCGGCGACGAGCGCGAGGTCGGCGACCGCATCCGCACGCGCAACGAGGAGGCGCTCAAGGCGGCCCGCAAGGGCATGACCCCCGACGAGCTGGTAGGCGCCCTCGTCGTCCGCCTCTCGTCGATGCCCGCCGCCATGCAGGAGCGCGTCCGCTCCGCGTTGGGCTGGACCTAATGGTGCTCGCCGCCGAGGACGCCTTCGACACCGGAGACGACGGCGTCCTCGACGTGTGCGACGCGATGCTCGAAGAGGCCGCTGTCCACCCGCTCGATCAGGTGCGGTGGACGCCGCCCCAGCTTGCCTTCCTCCGCTCCACCCGCAGCTACCGCCTCCTCCGCACGGGCAACCAGTTCGGGAAGACGTGGTGTGGGTCGGCCGAGCTGCTCTACCGCTGCCTCGGCTACCACCCCCACAAGCCCGTCCGCCCCGGCCCGATCGAGGCGTGGGTGGTGTGCAAGTCGTGGTCGCAGTCGATCGCGATCCAGAAGAAGATCTGGAGCCTCTGCCCGAAGGACGCCGTCGTCCCTGAGACGAGCTTCTCCGAGAAGAACGGCTTCGCCGGCGTCCAGAAGGCCGTCGTCTTCCGCAACGGCTCCGTGATCCGCATCAAGACCATCGGGCAGGACACGCTCGAGCTTGAGTCCGCCACGATCCACTACGTCTGGATCGACGAGCCCCTCGGCGACGACGGCACCTTCAGCGCCCTCCAGATGCGCCTCCGTCGCACCGGCGGTGAGATCGCGATCACCATGACCCCGGCGACCACGGGCGACCTCACCTGGCTCCGCAACCTCGTGAAGGCCGGCGAGATCGAGGACCTCCACTACCGCATGGAGCCGGAGAACTTCATCCCCGAAGGCGCCACCCTGCCGCTCAAGACGGAGGACGGGCGGTGGATGGACGCCGACTGGGTGGACGAGGAGATCCGGAAGACCCTCGCCTGGCAGCGCGCCGTCCGGTGTCACGGGGAGTGGGAGTACGCCGCGACCGGGTCCGCCCTCGATGCCTTCGCCCGCGGCAAGCACGTCCGCGACATCCTCCGCGAGGGCCTGCTCCCGAAGAAGGTGGAGCTCGCCGGCGGCCTCGACTACGGCGAGGATGCCCTCCGAACCTGTGGCGTGCTCCTCTACATCGACACCACCGGCATGTACCCCCGCATCTTCGCGATGGGCGAGTACGTCCCGACCCAGGGCACGACGATCGAGATGGACGCCGACGGGCTCCTGGAGATGCTCGCGCGCACCGGCGACCGCTGGACCGACCTCGATTACGTCTGGGCGGACAAAGCCTACGAGGGCCGCACGACGCGGAAGAACGCCCGAATGCTTGCGGTGGCGATCTCCACCCGCCTCGGCCTCTCCGGCGAGCTCCGGCCCGGGATCAAGGTGGCGAAGCGCGGGTTGAAGAAGGACCACTTCTGGCCCTCCGTCCGCTGGATTCACGAGGCGATGATCCGCCCGGGGCACTTCTACGTCGATGAGTCGTGCGTGTGGCTGATCGAGGCGCTGGAGAAGTGGGACGGAACGAGTACATCGAAGTATAAGGATGTCATCGACGCGTTGCGCTACGCACTGCGTCACCTTTGGGGAGGACATACCGGTGCACCAGCTCGCGTCCTACAACGGAAGTTCTGACTCGGTGGCGGCGTGAGGCCCCCGCATGACCCCGCTTCGTTCATGGCGCGGCGGACGAACCGCGAGGGTCCGCCCGCGCCCGGGCTTGCGGAGCCGTGCTGGACCTGGACCGGCCGCGTCAATGCACTGGGGTACGGCAAGGTCAAGGCCGGCAAGGTCGAGAAGCTGGCGCACCGGGTAGCCTACGAGCTTGCGTGCGGCCCGGTCCCTAAGGGGGAGGGCGTACTTCACCGCTGCGACAACCCCCCGTGCGTCAACCCGGCCCACCTCTTCCACGGCACCGACGCGGACAACGCAGCCGACAAGGCGGCGAAGGGAAGGTGCCAGCCGAACGCCGGCGAGCGCAACGGGCGCGCGCGGCTTGTGGCTGAGCAGGTGCTCGACATCCGATCGGCTCACGACTCGGGCAGGATGACGGCGCGCGATCTCGCCGAGCGCTACGGCGTGAGCACAGGCGCGATCGAGTCCATCACTCGCCGCAAGAACTGGCGCCACCTGCTTCAGTGCTACGCGTCCGGTCAGCCGATGCGTGAGGCGTGTGAGGGGTGCCAGAGGCCCGACCTGTGCCGAGGCGATCGGGGTCCAGCCCCTACCCACCCAACCGCCGGCACGGGTAGGAACCGGACCCCACCTAACTTCGGGACATCCTCACCGGCTGTGTAGTACCCGGCATGGCGCTCGACGTCGCTTCTCGCCCCCTCCTGCCCGAAGAAGACCGGAAGCGCGCCCTGCACCAGGCGCTCCGGTCGCGGCTCCTCAACGGCCAGTGGGCGGAGGACCTGGAGGCGGCGCTTAACAAGCACATCCGCACCGACCGGCGCGAGGCGTGGGGCATCGCGGAGATGAGCCGCAACCCCTTCCGCTCGCTCTCGACGCAGATCGGCGGGGCGCTCTACCGGACCCAGCCCAAGGTGCGCGGGGCCGTCCCCGCCGCCGAGGTGCTCGCCAAGGTCGTGGACGACGCCGGCTTCTGGCAGCTTCAGCAGCGCGCGAGCACCGACCTCGTCGGCATCCGCGAGGGCCTCGTCCGCATCGACTGGACCCCCCGCGGCGGGCTGCTCCACAAGCTCGTCCCGTGCGAGCTCGTCCACGTCGAGGCGCTCCCCGAGGCGCCGGACGTGCCGGTGCTCATCGAGGAGATCCAGGCCCGCCGCAACCCGGAGACGGGCGCGATGGAGTGGGCGTGGGAGATCGTGGATGTGCGCGACCTCGACAACCCCGTTCAGCGCATCCTGTCCGCCGACCGGAAACAGGACTGGACGGCCTACTCGCTCGGCGGCGACAAGTCGGGGGAGAACTACCAGTACCGCGACACCACCGGCAAGCCCTTCATCCCGGCGGTCATGTACCACGCCGAGCGCACCGGCCGGCTGTGGGACAGCTACTACGGGCTGGAGGCGGTCCTCGGCACGCTGACGATCGGCGTGCTCCTGACCTTCTGGGTCCACGGCGTGAAGGACGGCAGCTTCGCCACGGTCGTGATCTCGGGCGGCCGGGTGGTCGGGCTGGAGATCGAGAAGCCGGGCGGCGCGCGGACGAGCGTCATCTCGACGGAGCCCGGGTCCTTCATCGAGGTCCAGGCCGCCGAGGACAGCAACATCGCGCCCCAGGTCATCCAGCTTCAGCCGGGCTTCGACCCCGAGAAGCTCATGACCGCGATCGGCATGTTCGAGAGCGGGCTCGCCGAGTACGCGGGCGTGTCCGCCGCCGACCTCGTCCGCACGGGCGCTGACCCTCGCTCGGGCGCGTCGCTCTCGATCTCGCGTGAGGGCCTCCGCGGCGCTCAGGCCCGCTTCGAGCCGCAGCTCCGGCGGGGCGATCTCGCCGTGCTCGAGGTGAGCGCCCGCGTGCTGAACGCGGCCACGGGGAGCAGCTACCCCGAGAGCGGGTACGCGATCGAGTACCCGAGCCTCCCGCTCTCCGAGGGCGAGGTCAAGGCGCAGCGCGAGGACATCCTCGCCAAGCGCGCCGCCGGCCTCCTCTCCACGGTGGACGCCTTTATGCGGCTGCACCCCGGCATCACCCGGGAACAGGCCGTCATCGAGCTCCAGCGCATCCAGCGCGAGAACGCGCAGTTCCCCGGCCCCGCGGCCCCGACCCTCCCCACGTTCGTCTGACCCAGGACACACACATGCCGATCACCCACACCGACGGAAACGCGTACTTCTCGCAGCAGGAGCTCGAGGACAAGATCAAGGATCGCGTCCGTGGCGTCGAGGAGCGCGTGACGCAGGCGACGACCGCGGCGGCGACGTGGGAGCAGAAGTTCAAGGCAGCGGAGCCCGAGCTCGCCAAGGTTGCGACCCTCACCGCCGAGGCCGAGACGTGGAAGGGCAAGGCGACGCAGATCGAGACCCGCTACACCGCGGCCACCGCCTACGGCATCACCGACACCGACACGCTCGAGGCGCTCGAGGCGGCGCATCAGAAGGCGATGGCGAAGGTCGACCCCGCCGCCCGCGTAGGCCTCACCGACTACCTCGGCGCCGTGAAGGCCGACCCGACGCTGCTCCCGTCCTACCTCCGCGGCATCTTCACCGGCGCCCCCGCTCCGGCCCCGGCCGCCCCCGGTGCCCCCGCTCCGGGAGCCCCCGCCCCCGCCGGCCCGGCCCGCCCGACGTGGGCCTCCTCGACCGCCGGTCAGCAGCGCGTCGACCCCGGCGCGACGCCCGTGTGGGCCGACAAGGTCAAGGGCGCCAAGACCTTGGACGAGCTCCTCGCCATCCAGGCCGAACAGCGCAAGGCGCGCGGGCGGTAGCTCCGGCTCTCTGTGTAGTACCCGACGACAGCCGCACCGGTCGCACCGGGCCCGAACAGCGAACCGGCCGTCATGACCCCCAACACCCCCACAGGTGCCCATCATGGCGATCTCTCTCTTCTCCGCTGGCCAGCTCATCACCGAGGACCAGCTCAACGACCTGGTCATGGCCGAGCAGTCCTTCATGCTCTCCATGCAGGACAGCGCCGACCTCTTCGACACCCCCGCCATCTTCATGGCCGGCAACCTCACCGGCTCCGGCTCGCTCGTCGCGCGTCACCGCCTGCTCACCCTCGGGTGGGGCCTCTCGATGGACGCGACCGCCGCCGAGGACACGGACGTGGCCGTCTCCAACGTGACCGCCGCCGACGTGGACGTCACCATCGCCCGCCGCGCCCTCCGCCTCGATGAGACCGGCCTCGCCCGCTCCATCGGCGGCGCGATGGGCTTCGAGCCGATCGCCCTCGGCATGACCTTCGCGGAGTCCTTCCGCGCCGGCCGCATGGGGCTCCTCGGCACCGCGCTCGCGGGCGCGTCCACCAACATCACGAGCGCCACCATGGGCTCGCTGGACGACCTCTACGACGTCATCGACAGCTTCACCGCTTCGACCGGCGACCCCGGGCAGCTCATCGGCGCCTTCCGGCCGCAGACGCTCTCGGCCATCCGCGACTCCATGCGGAGCGAGGTCGGCCCGCAGCAGATGCGGACGGACGTGCAGGCGTTCCTCGCGAAGGGCGCCGAGGTCATCCTCGGGATCCTGTGCTTCCCGACCACCCGGATCACCTCCGCGGGCGGCTACTACGAGAACGCGGTCATGGCGCCCGGGGCCATCGCCTACGACATCTCGATGCCCTCGGCGCCCCTCGGCGGCAACACCACCGTGATGCAGCCGACCGACATGCCGCTGCTCATCGAGGTCGAGCGCAACGCCGGCAAGGATCAATGGAAGATCGTCGGCAACGGCTACGACGGGCTCGCCATCCGTGAGCAGGCCCGGATCCGCGGGCTCCTCGGGTCCACCACCTAAGCGGCTTGGGCGGCGACTCCGGCGGCACAGCCTGTGTGTGTCCGCTGGAGCGCCGGAGCCGCTCGCCTCTGCCCGGCCCGTACCTCGCGAGAGGTCGGGCCTTCGGCGGTAGCACCCCGAGAGACACACATGGCGAAGGACATCTCCCCGGCTCCGGCCCGCACTCCCGACGGCTACGCCGAACAGCGCCCGATCAGCGCAGCGGCCCGCGGCGGCAAGCTCCCCAGCTTCGGCGAGCGCACCCGGATGTTCTTCCTCGGGGCGCACCCGTCGAGCTGGCAGCTCGTCAACGTGGACGCCGGCCCGCGCATCGTCCCCGTGCTGAAGCGCCTCATCGTCCAGCCCGGCGTCTGGACCCGCACGGCGCCCAAGGGGCAGACCCCCGACCCGAGCCTGCTCCTGGCGAAGAACGAGCGCGCCGGCTTCACCGTCCTGCGCGACGTGGACAGCTACCTCTACGGCGTCCCCGGCGCCGATGGCTCCCAGGGCTTCTTCCTCAAGTGCGAGAAGGTCCGCACCTACGAGGACGGCGCCTACGAGGTCGTGATCGACCACGGCGTGGACTACGCCTTCCGCGCCTCCCTCGTCGCCTCCGGCACCGTGGCGCCCCCGCGCGAGGGCGTGCTCTCCGAGATGCGCGCCCGCCTGGTGAGGGCTCGCCAGCGCGCCCAGCGCCGCAAGGATGAGGAGGGCATCACCGAGGCCGCCAAGCGCCTCACCGAGTTCGATGAGGCCGTGGTCGCGCTGAAGCCGGCGAAGGCGGTCGCGTGAAGGGCCTCGGCACCGGCGAGCAACAGGGCGGGCGCGAGCACATCGACCGCACGACGCGCCACCTCATCGACAAGGGCGGGCTCTCCCCCGAGGTCGC